ACTGCAATCTTGAGACCACGCTCATCAGTCAAACCGGCGATATCAATCAACATCTGCTCAAGTGAAGTTTCATTCAAATCAGCAGCAGTTGACAGCAAGTTACGCTGGTTACCTGACAGAGAGGGGTGTGAATCGGAACAAAGTGCTGCACCGTCACCGATTGCAGAAGCACCTGTGCTGAACGCGTTGTTCAGAATAGCCGCAGCTTTAATCTGCTTGGTCTGAGCCATTGAGCGGGCCAGAGCCTTGGTGTAGCGAGATGCCAGACGGTCATACAGATTATCCTCAATAGCTTCCTCAGTGATTGAGAACGCCAAAGCGATTGTCTCGTGTGTGTACCGTGCTGTGAATGTCTCTTGAGCATCATCAAAGGAAATGGCTGCGCCCTCTTCCTTAGTTGGTGCTGTTGAGAAACCCCCAAGCATCACTTCCTCTTCAAATGAACGATCAGATGCTTCTTCTGTGAAAATCTCAGCATGTTCGTTTTCGTAACGGTCATACTCAAGCCCAAAAAGTGCATTTAGACCGGGTTCTAGCTCTTTAGCTAGTTGTGCTCTTGAAATAGCCATTTCCTAGCCTCCTATATGCCGGTGTTCGCTGCGGTGCCTACGGCAGCAGCAAAGCCTGAGTTGAAAGGTGCGTTCAAACGAACGATGTACTGATGTCCAACTGCGGAATAATCCGTGTTGCCTTCCTCTTCATAGAGTCCAACAATACGAACATCCAAACCAGCGGTTGTTGCAGCGGTGCTAATATCAAGCATGTCAGAGGACTTGCCTGTATTTGTGCTACCGTTGTTAACACTTGCCATGTCGCAGTTAGCAAAAACATCTGCCAAGGCGGTTGCCCGATCAGTGTTTGTGCCATCGGCTACCACAACATATAGTTGCATTGGATCATCATACACGTAAGCTTTCACCGGAAAGTTGGTGTTAACACTTACAGCGTTTGAACCGGGCCAATAATTAAGGTGGGTGTTCTTACCGGTTACGGAGTCAACGTACTCAACACCACCTAAAACACCAAGAGGTGCTACAGCCTGATCGGAAATAGCAATTGTGCCCCCTGCGAGTGGAATAACAATCCCACCGTTATAGATAGCAGTAGTGTAGTTGCTGGCAATCTCATACATCGTCGTAGCGTTGTTATTAGGATTACCGCCCGTTTTACCAATAGGACGAAGGCCAAAACCACCTGTCAAGGTATTTGCCATTAGTCACTCCTATTTGACAAAGAGGTAGCCATCATTTCTGAGGACCACCAAAAGTTACACGAGATTGACGATCTGGCTTATTGATCGTCATAGTCGAATGTGCATTTTCTCGCATCATATCAGAGTCCACCGCTTGCATCTGGTCAGCACTTCTTGAATTGAAGTAAGCTGTCCTCTCCGCAACAGTTTCATCTGGAATACGAGCTAGCATTAAACCACCTACTCCAAACACACCTTCATATTTACCTGAGTCAATTACCGGGGCCTCAAAGTCTGGGTACTCATCCCTACGAACAAGCTCATAACCTTCACGCATTTTTGCGCTGATGTTTTTAGTATCGTCAAAACCACGGGTTTCAGCCCTGATCCAACGATGCTTATAACCATCCGGTGCAGGCGGTGCGTCCAACATAGACGGGGGAGCCCACGGCTTACGCTGCGCCGTCTTCTCCCTAGTTTGGTTTGCGCGAGAAGTACGTTTAATTCCGCCTTCAAACATTTCTTTTTGTTCTTCTGACATCAACTTACTCCTTCACGTATTTCGCGTATTCTTCAAGCGGCACACCCAATTTCTTCGCTATTGCGACTTGGCTAGGGGTGAGTCTAACCTTTTTCCCACTACTGCGCCCAGAAGATGACCGGGATACGGAAGCAACCGTCTGAGCGGGCCGTCTGCTTTCCCCGTTTTTAAGCTTATGCGGAAACTCGCTCTGCATACGCTTGTCTAACTCACTATAGTACTCATCGCTCTGCGGGTCAAACCCTTCATTTTCGACAAGTTTTTTGTGAACACCAAAAGCGGCATATGTCATGGCCTCATCCGTGCCAAACCACTCATTCCGTTGTGCCCAACTTTCTGCCTTTGGGTCAGGACGACGTGGTTGTTGCTGCGGCATCGGTTGTTGAACTTGAGCCTGTGCTTGAGCCTGTGCCTGCTGTGCATAACGCTGCTGTTGAGCCTTTGCCTGCTCGGCTCTGTCGTTCTCTATTGCAAGCCTAGTAATCTTACGCTGCGCTTCCACAACACCGTTTGTGT